GCCTAACTGGTCACAAGGGCTCGACACAATGCTCTGCAGCTGACTTGATTTAAACAAACCCTAACCAACAACAGAAGACTCGCTTACGCTAAGAGAGTCACTATCAGAGAACAACTATGGAGAACCTTCGTCGTCTCCTTGAAGACAGTGTCTCCTACAGAGACGAGAGTGTAGCTAGAGGAGTTCGCATAGCCAATCTTACGCAAATGGCATATGTGATGAGACTAACTATTGCGCAGGCACTGTCTGCCTCATCTGGACAGACATTCATAGCACCTCAACCCCCCCCTGTTATTAATGCTCAAGTTGTAGGAGGAACTGACTTGGCATATGAATATGCCAGGAATGCTGTGTCCGACTCTCGACAGCTCATAATAAGTCTGATGGCGGAGCTGCTGGACTCTCAGTTGACGGTGCAGAGCGCCACTAACACAATTACCCACTTTGTGAACGAGGCGACTACCTTCGGGCAGAGGGACCACTCTATCCAGACCCTCCCGACGTCTGTCCCAACCACAGTTGTTAGGGCACTTCCTCTTCCAGCCCCGAAAGTAGTCAGAACCATTCGAGCGCCCGATCCCCTAGTTGACCCAAACGCCTCTGAGCAGACAGGCCCCAACAGCCTTCCTTCCGAGGAGAACAAAATAGCTGAGCGGCATGATGCTGAGGACACTGATACCAGCAACAGCCACCTCTGGGGTGAACGAAGTGACCCTGACAAACCTGGCACTCCCCACGAGCCCTCCGTTGTGCCAGAGGCTGCAACCGGCAGAGGAATGACTGGCGGACCCACCAACAGAGTAACTGGGGGCGAGAACCAAAGTTCCCCGTCGGCGAAGACAGGCAAAGGCTTGACAGGCACTGGTAGCGACCAAACCTTGCAGAGCCGGCGAGTTAAGAGAAATAACCCCCACCCTTTAACTCTCAGACTGAAGAATGGTAAAAGAGCTATGGTGCGCTACCATTAGTGGATGCCAAACTAGCGACCACTATATTTCTTTCCGAATTACGTTACCAGGGCAAGCGTTATGACCATTAAACAAAACCAACCAAAACAGACTTCCAGTGGACTCAGACACAGAATCAATCGTAAACACACAATGGAGCAGTTAACATTCCAACGTCGATATTTTATTGATACGTTCCTAGACTCACCCATAATAATAGGCAGAAGAGACAATGTCTCCCACTGGATAAACCACCCCCACGACGAAGTCGTTGGTTCATCCATCCTAGCTTCAGACCTGTCCCTAATTAACTCCTTAGTCCGGTTCAGAGAGCTGGACAAGGGGTGGAGTGTCTCGCCTCTCCAGCCATGTCACTACTCTACGCTATCAAGTGCATTACCTGAATGGGAGCACGGGCACCAACTCCATAAAGAGGCTACTGCATCAGCGAACGCTCTAATGGCTCATGCTGAGGCAGGCATAGAGTCAACTATAGGAGCCTCAATATCCCCGAAGACGGTGTTGAGTCACTTGGAGGACACTTCGGAGTACCTGTCTCTAAAGGGAAAAGGGGAGTATATCCAACACCTTGTTGATACCCTGGCGGTGATCAAAGCTAGATCGGCACGGAACGCTCTGGTAACAGTCTTTCAGGGATGGACATGGGCATTGAATGACTCTATAGTATTCTGTATCCCCCCAACTGGTTGTGTGCTGATTGAGCCATGTTCAACATGCTGGGTTATGCATCAGTGTAATAACCCGCCCAATAGCAGACCACCAACTTGCCCGTACACTAGCTCAAGCGACGGGTCTGTGATCTTGATGAGCTTTAACCAGTTGTTGATGATCAAGGACCGTCTCGTGGGCCGCGCAAATACCTTCCTGACTTCGTCGGTGATTTACCCTGGCAGAGGTATACATCCGTTGTTACACAATATATATTCATGGATGGACAATGCTCTCTCCTTGTTCGGGAATGAAGGATTCGGGCTTGCAAAACAAGTGGAGGACTTGGCTAGAGCAAATCTAACCGACATGGTTGATCCGGTATTCTCTCAGGCTGGCTCTTACCAACAACTTCTGGCTCTTGTAGCGAAAAAAGAGTTAGGGCTACTTCAAGCCGGTTGGTTGCACTCATACCCCTGGCCAGGGGTCCATAGTATGACTTTGCAGCTTCATCAGATAATGAAGCAGCCCGCAGACCTTATTGCGGCTTGTGAGCTGTTTGGACTCCAGAAGTTAGCAGGCCATCCGACTGTCGACCCCTACCGAGGAGGGCTAACCGCTGCCACTGCTGCGCGAACACTGACGAACACTACTTATGCAGCAGCGTGCCGCTTACGCTGGAACCTGCGGCGCATGATTGTTGAGGGGTACGTCTTCCAGAAGAAACGCTGGCCTCGGTTGACATTCTCGGCACAGGGAAGAGGGACAAGACTGTTCGACTTGTACTCCCTTCAGGACACAGCACTACACCGGCGTAGCACTCCTTTGGAGGATTGGGAACATGTTCGATTTACCCACATTCTTGACTTCAACTACTTCCCTAATTTCTTGGACCTGATGGACGATAAATCCATCTCCCTGTACAGGGATGAGGTTAATCTTACATGGGACAAGGGTAAATCTCCGAGATCACAGAGACGTCTCCTGCTAGAGATGCTTACACGGCCTGAAGTGTCAATCAAGGACATAGTCGACTTGGTGGACTCTGGTTGGGAACCTCTTTGGTGGAAGGTGATTAGTCTATTCCCCAAGGAGAGAGAGTTCAAATTGGCGGCTCGGATGTTTGCCATGTTGGTGTTTGAAAGAAGGGCACTTCATGCGTGTATGGAACATAACTTGGCAGAAGGGGTTTTTCCTTACCTCCGCCAACAGACGATGACTATGCGTCGGGACCAGATTCAGCTTCTCTTCCATGCTCTGACATCACCAGTCTCGGACCCTGACACTGTGAGGCTTTTTATAGAGGTGGATCTCCAAAGTTGGAACCACTACTGGAGGGACCTTCCTGTCAGGATGGTTGGGTCAGACTTCGACGACCTTTTTGGATTAAACCGAATCTACGCATCCATCCATGACTTTTTTGAAGAAAGTTTAATAGTAGTCAGAGTCCCCGATGAGCGCCCTCCGGGTATAGAACTAGTGGACCCCCCAGAGGGTGACTTAGTATGGACCTCTCACAGAGGAGGTCTGGAAGGACAAGTCCAGAAAGAATGGACTGCTCCAACCTTGTCCATGCTAGACTTAGGGATGGCGGAACATGACTGCCCTTACACCCTTGTTGGTCAGGGGGACAACCAGGTGGTCGTGGCGCTACTTGACGTCTCTGGAGCAGTTGACAAAGCAGAATACGTCAGAAAGAAAGCAGAAGACATTACTAAGTCTATAGATAAATCTTGTGAGGCAGCTGGACAACACGTGAAGACCGAGGAAACTGTGAGATCAACAAGAGTTATCACGTACTCAAAGAATGTCTACATTGTGATAAACTCTGCTGAGGGGGGTGTAGAATTCTACACAACTCTTAAGGCTTTCAGTCGGATTTTCAACCGCGCCGCTGTATCTTTCCCTGACGTTGGAAGTATTGTAGCATCTATACATTCAGCATGTGTGGCTGCTGCAGAGTCGTCCAAAGTTCCTATCCAGGCATATTGGTTTGCAGCATACCATACTACATACTACCTCAGGATGATCAGACACAGAGATACACCTGCAACATTAGGGATATCCCCTTCTGGAGTCAGGCTCTTGGGGTCTCAAAACTTGGTCTCAAAAATTTTGGTTACACCAGCAGAGCTTGGAGGATTTCCAATATCTACACCACTCCACTACCTATACAAGGGTGGAGGGGACCCCCTGGCAAAAAGCGTGGGAGGTGTGTTCGTTCTGTCTAAGAACAATAGCAACGCTAGGCGCCTACGTGCATTCTTCGAACACAACTGCTGGTGGGAGCCTCATCCTAGACCCGAAGCACTTCTCCAAGATCCCTTCTCCATTCCACTAAATCGCCCCACAAGTAGTGTTGCATCAGTTGACTCACTAACCAAGGACCAACTCCTGAAAGTAACCGCTAATTTCGAAATCAGGGAGCTTCTGTCGACGGAGGCGGAGAGATTCTCAAAAGACTTGATTCTAGCTTTACTCTCAGTGACCCCTTTCAATCCTATATTATTGTCCGACATTCTGTCATCTTCAATCTCAGGTGTGATCAAGACCATTTCAAAGATGTTTGTTGCAACGAGGACTGTGCAAGACTTTAGTGCCAGATCCGAAGGAGAGGATATACCCAGTCAAGCTATAGCAGCCTCGGCTCGGTATACAAAGGACACTCTAGACAGGATGATGTCATGGAGAGATGACACGCCTCACATTGAATCCCCCTTTGAGTTGTGCGAGTACCTGAGACGAAAATGGATATATGTGATTGGAAAGCACCCAGTGGGTGTAACAGCCTACTCACCAGTTGACTTTCCCATTCATGTATCACAGACTCCAAGTCCCGGCCCTGGTATTCGTGCCTTGGCCTTGGTCAAGAAGACTGACACATTCATAAGACATCAGAGAGGCCCCTTTAACCCCTACCTAGGTATCCCTACAAAAGAACACCGATCAGAGCACGGCTACCGGATCATCCGGGACTCAAGTGCAGCAACAGCACTGGACAGGTTACACGTGATCGCATCACAAACTGGACTGAGTCCTCAGTTCCGGCATCTACTGTCCCTGGTGGCCTTGACACGGGCCCCTGTAGACTTTGGTGCTATTCTCCCCTACCTATCAGACGTTGATGGAGGGGATATGGTTCACAGGTATTCTGCCCGCCTAGCTATAAGAAACTCATACACTATGGGGGGTACTGCTCTGGCATCATTAATCTCACTTGTGACAGACTACTGTGGCAACATCAGTGCCTCCACAGACGACTACCCTATATCCTTCCAAGAGCAGATGTGCTTCCTTATAGGTACTTTGAACTTACTTCTCCACCACGCAGGTCAAGAAGGTGTTGTGTTCGTTCGTCTCGGAGTAGGCGAAACAAGGTTGTCTCCGCTCCCAGACGAGACCTTAATGTATAGCGGGGCTCCAATTTCAACGTTAACACTGCCTTGGAATAGCTTGGCTTATGCCCGGACTATTGATCTTATCAGAGTGGTAGGGCCATCGGTTTCATACATGTGTGGAGTAGCTACAGAAGCACAAGTACGGCGACAAAATATAGACCCGGCTCTCCAGGGTGTTATCCGTCGCCAAATAGCCAGAGCTCAATCAACAGCTTCCGTCCTAGACAAACACCTTGGTGCCATTGGTCTTAACTTGGATGTCCTAGAGCTGAGAGGGTTTGGCATTGAGAAGGTTATGTTGTTCATGGCGAGACAGATAGCTACCACAGCTATCAGACGATTTCTGAGTAGCCCAGGGAGAAGGGTAAGGACTGCACTTATCTCCGGAATTCACGCCTTGTGTGGGGGTACAGCCAGGGGGTTGCTGGTGTACATTCGTCATCCCATCATTTCACAGCTTATGTACTCTGAACGGAACTTCCAGATATCCCCACTTAGATATGACTCAGACGCCATGAGGTCTGACAGGGTAGCTGCCACACTTGTACAACAGACTCTGAGACTGTTATACAACCCTCTTAGTTCTCTTTATACCCACAGAGCCTTGGTGTTCAGGGATGACCATGACCTTGAGTCATCCGAGATAATCATGGATTGTGCAATGGTGGCGCTTTACAGGTCTGTCATCCGTCATGAACTGCCAGCTAGGCTCCTTATCCCTATCGTTCGGACCAATCTTTTGGGAACTATTAGAGGAAAGCACACAGGTCTGGAGCGAATGTCGGCCATGTACAGAGAGTTCCTTGGAATAGTTCAATGGGCTGGGTCAAACGGGCTAGGATCTCTGAGCGAGGACTTCCAAAAAATAGTAAGGGGTGAAAGATTATCCTTCTTCAATCTACCTTTATCTACTACAACTCGCTGGGCCAGGGAGACTCTTATTGAAGACACACATCTCTTAGCTGACCCAAAATTAGTGGCTCCTATATTTCACCACTATGATCACAAAGACTGTTGGATCACGCTGAGCCCCCACCTGGCTTGCGACTCTAACCTTGTTCCTCCTGACGTATACAACCCGACCCTTCTAACTGACCTAGACAGAGTTAGCGACAGATTTGTTAGGCTTCTTGGGCGACCAGTGGGTGGGGAAGCAAGTGGGTTGTACACTTGGGCACACGTTGTGCCATCTCAATGGACTGGAAGGGAAGTTATTGTGGTAGGGATGGGACATGGAGCAGCTGCTGCTACCGCACTCGTATGTGGGGCGTCATGGATATATGGGTTAGATCTTCTATCCGACCTTCAGGTTGAGGAAACCCTTCGGGACGAAGCTCCACCTTACCTCCTAAGATTAATTGGCATCGACAGTAGATTCAGCCGAATAGTGCCTCAATCAGGAGCTAACTGGGCCATAGACAACCCAGGAACATTGAGCACTGTGAGAAAGTTATTAGGACCCGGATCAATCCTGATCGTTGATATTCCTAGAGAGTCTTTGCTTAGTTTAATCACTCTCATTGAAGCAATTGCACTCGGTAAGGCTTATAACCAGATCATCATCCGGTTGATCGCTCCAATTCGAGATGTCTTATGGGTGGGATACACTTTGGGAACGTCAGGGGCTACAGTATCTATGAGTATTGTCTCAGAAGGCCTCTACACTGTAGAATCTCTGCTGAGTGTCAAATCTCTGGCATCTAAGACTCGAGCTCTATTTGGATTTACGGGCACCCACCCGACAGGGACATACTGTTGTGCCCACCACCTAACTCTCAGCCAGACCTATGAGGACCTACCAGGACGCGATTATTTAACCATGAGAGCATATCACGGGTACCAGGACCTCACGTCTGGTAGAATAAGGGAGGCAGAAGGAGAAATGTTCCATGCACTGAGAACGGGAACCGATACCCTGACCCATCAGTACTCTTACCGTCAATGGTCAAAAATGTTGACTGTTGTGTTGGCTGATTGGCTTATGTCTCTGACCAATGCACAACGGCTAGATGTATGCCTAACACTGCTATCGATGCAGACGTATACCATTCCTGGCACAGCTTTGATTATCGAAGTATCATCAGCTGTAAGATCGCACATATCTAGATTAATCAGTAGACTATCTGGGTGTTACCACCTCCAGGAGCCAGGGCAGGAGTTTATTGTTTGATCTCTGTAATAGTTATTGTGGCTCACCTTCCTACACGACTACTGCACCCGTGCTGTAGAAAGAATGCCACCTCCCACAGCTGGCGTGAGAAGAGCAATAGCGACTACAACCGTAAAAGAGGTATCAAGTTGCTCAGGATTAAACAAAACCCAACCCACAACACGACTTAGGACACTCCAGAGACAAAGCCACCCCGGCAATGTCTCATCCACCCAACAAGGAAACGACTGTGGTCAATATCTGGATCTCCCGTGAGGTAGCCAACATGGATTTGAAGCTGATACTAATGGTTGCAGAGCCAGTGGAGAGAGATAGACACAAACTGTTCTCCACACTAAGCTCCTACCAAGGTCGGGCATCCTATTATAAGGCCCATTACACTGGACGAGGGGATATTGCACCATGTTCTGATAGGCTCCTCTCAGAATACTTCCTTGACGCCTACCACGGAGACTACCGTAGGGCTTATCTGACTAGCACATTCCCAGGTATGTCCCTCCCCCACCCGTCTGTATACTGCACCCTAGTCGAATAGTGCGGTCACACACACATCAACCACCGGGGGAGTAGACGTATTAAACAAAACCACATCATCCACGCGGAGGCACCGTAGCCCGAAATCACACCACTCAACACCCCCCCCAGCAAGCCAACAACCACACACAGCCCCGAGGAACCACCAACCCCCGAAGGAAACAGCCAATAGAGCCAGAAGGGAACCTGGACAAGACCGGATGACGGTTAACGAGGCCCACCGCCCGCAGCAACGACCGAGGCAGAGCCAAAGGGAAGCACAGCGGGGGCAGCCCTGAGCAGAAGAACCAC